GTTGAAGATTGGGTCATGCAAAAATGTGAAGATTGGCGCGATGATTACGAAAGTAATTACCAAGACAAGTTCGATGAATACTACCGCTTGTGGCGTGGGATCTGGGCGCCAGAAGATGTTGATAGGGCGTCTGAGCGTTCACGTATCATCTCTCCAGCACTACAGCAAGCCGTAGAATCTAACGTAGCTGAGATCGAAGAAGCTACCTTTGGTCGTGGTAAGTGGTTTGATATATCGGATGACGTTAATGATAGAGAAGCGCAAGATGTTCAGTATCTTAGAAATAAACTAACCGAAGACTTTGAAAACACTATGGTTAGAAAGGCTGTTGCTGAGTGCTTAATTAACTCTGCTGTCTTTGGAACGGGCGTTGGTGAAATTGTTTTAGAAGAAATTAAGGAGATGAAGCCAGCTACTCAGCCTGTAATGGATGGTCAGCTACAGGCTATAGGTGTAAACATAACTGATCGGGTAGTTGTTAAGTTACGTCCTATCATGCCTCAGAACTTCTTAATTGATCCTGTAGCTACTTCAGTAGATGATGCTCTAGGTGTTGCTATTGATGAGTTTGTTGGTCGCCATCACATTGAGCAACTTCAAGATCAGGGTATATATAATGAGGGTTATATTGGTAATGCCCCTTCAGATACAGATTTAGAGCCAGATCAAGACTTATCTACCTATCCAGAAGATCAAATTAGATTAACTAAGTATTACGGATTGGTGCCTAAAGATGTCCTAAAAGACGCTATAGATGAGGATATTGAAGAAGAAAATGCCTATGTTGAAGCTATTATTGTTATAGCTAACGGTGGATTCCTGCTAAAAGCGGAGTTAAATCCTTACATGATGAAGGATAGACCCGTTGTTGCTTTCCCTTGGGACGTAGTTCCCTCTATGTTTTGGGGTCGTGGGGTGTGTGAGAAGGGCTATAACAGCCAAAAGGCGCTAGATACAGAGCTTAGAGCGCGTATTGATGCCCTAGCATTAACCATTCACCCGATGATGGCTATTGATGCTACAAGACTTCCAAGGGGATCTAAGCCAGAAGTGCGTCCGGGCAAGATGATCCTTACTAACGGTGATCCTCGTGAGATACTTCAACCTTTTAACTTTGGTCAAGTAAGTCAAATCACTTTTGCACAGGCTCAGTCCTTGCAACAAATGGTACAACAAGCTACTGGAGCAGTAGATAGCGCAGGATTAGCGGGTCAGGTTAACGGTGAGGCTACTGCTGCGGGTATATCTATGTCTCTTGGTGCGCTTATTAAGCGACAAAAGAGAACATTAATAAACTTTCAACAGTCCTTTTTACTTCCGTTTGTTAAGAAAGCAGCTTATAGGTACATGCAGTTTGATCCTGATAATTACCCAGTAGCGGATTACAAGTTCAACGCTACATCAACACTGGGCATTATAGCTAGAGAGTACGAAGTTACTCAGCTAGTTCAATTACTGCAAACTATGGATAAGCAGTCACCTATGTACCCCATTTTGATTGAAAGCATTGTAGACAACATGAACTTGTCTAATCGTGAAGAGCTTATTGCGACTCTTAAAAAGGCATCAGAGCCTAACCCACAGGCACAACAAGCCCAGCAGCAGACAATGCAAGCCCAACTAGCACTACAGCAGAGCCAGGCAGCGGCATTAACGGGCCAAGCGCAAGAGTCTATGGCTAGAGCTAAGAAGTACGATATGGATACCATGCTTGCGCCACAAGAGCTTGAAATAGATAAGATTGAAGCTATAACAAAGAACCTAAAAGAGGGAGATCAAGATGACAAAGAGTTTGATCGTCGTCTTAAAATAGCTCAAACACTAATTAAACAAGCCGAAGCAGATCAAAAGGGAGCTAAAAATGCTAATGACCCAGAACGAGTTCGACCAGCTAGTGCGCCAGATCAACGAGGCATTCAAAGAGCACTTCAATCGGCTGTCGGAGGTGGAGGCCAAGGTAGATTCCTTAATCAAGGCGGAAGCGAACAATGAAGGAGAAAGACTCAAGACTAAAACGAGCAGGAGTAGAAGGATTCAACAAGCCGAAGCGGACTCCTAATCACCCTACTAAGTCTCACGTAGTTGTAGCTAAGTGTGAAGACGGAAGTGTTAAAACAATTCGATTTGGACAACAAGGAGTATCCGGTGCTGGAAAGAATCCAAAGTCAGATGCAGAAAAAGCTAGACGAAAGTCGTTTAAAGCTCGACACGCAAAAAACATTGCTAAAGGAAAATGTTCTGCTGCTTACTGGGCTGATAAAGTTAAATGGTAAAGATATACAAGGTTGTGTGGAAAGATGCTCAAGGAGGAGCAAACGTGGGCTGGCGAGAGTTAAACGAACTTACGCAAGCTAAAGTAGCCACTGCCGTGTCCTGTGGTGCTGTTTTGGTTAACGATGTGGACAAGATAATTATATGTCCACATATGTTGGTTGAAGATGGTAATATTACCGAAGGAGACGCAGAGCTAGTCATACCCAAGCAATGGGTGTTAACAATGGAAGAACTAGGAGAACTGTGATGCCACAAGGAAAAGGAACATACGGAAGTCAAGTAGGAAGACCAACTAAAAAGAAACCAAAGAAAAAGGGTAAGAAGTAATGGCTAGGCGGTTAATTTAGGTAATATGCACAAGTTGTTATATTGACTCTTGACAAACGATTAAAAGTATGGTATAATATAATGGAAGATGATGAACTGTATTATAACAATTATTTTGATTTGTTTAGAACTGAAGGCTGGAAGCAGTTCATTAGTGACTTAGAGCAAAACAAAGAGATTATTAACTCTGTCGATGCGGTAAAAGATGCAGATGATCTACATTTTCGCAAAGGGCAGTTAAATGTATTGTCGTTTATCTTAAATTTTGAGGTAGGTGTAAACAATGCTTTTGAAGATATAGAAAAGTAATGATTAAAGTATATGAATTTAGGTGCAGTAATGGGCATCTAACAGAAGAATTTGTAGAAGGAGACATTACAACCAGCAGATGTGGTTGTGGTGCTAATTCTACAAGGGTCGTATCAGCAACGTCGTGCGTACTAGATGGGTCGTCTGGAGAATTCCCGGGTCGCCACCAAAAATGGTTACGAGAACACGAAAAAGCTGGTCGTAAATAAATCTCCATAACCAATTAGGCGGGGAAATAATGTCAAGAGCAACATTAGTAGATGGAAGCGAAGTTGAGAACAATGAAGAAACTGTAACTGATTCTGTAGATCAAGCTGAAGATTTTGAGTCTCAAGAAGAGGTAGCTCAAGAAGAAACAGTTCAAGAGGAAGAGGCGTTACCAGAGAAGTATCAAGGCAAGTCACTAAAAGACTTGGTAGATATGCATCAAAACGCTGAAAAACTCTTAGGACAGCAAGGCTCAGAGGTTGGGGAGTTACGGAAACTTGTTGACGATCACATAAAAGCACAACCCATAAATAATGAAGTAAATGACAACAGTCAACCTGATGAAGATGTAGACTTTTTTGTTGATCCAGCATCAGCAGTAAACCGAGCAATTGATAATCACCCTAGTATTTTAGAAGCCAAGGAATACACGCTTAAAGCTAAGAAAGAAACAGCATTATCACAGCTTCAGTCAAGTCATCCAGACATGAAAGAAGTGCTGTCTAACTCTAAGTTTCAAGAATGGATAAAGGCTTCAAAAATTAGAACTCAATTGTTTATTCAAGCCGATCAATCATACGATTACGATGCAGCTAATGAGTTGTTTACGCTTTGGAAAGAACGTGCTTCAGTAGCAGAACAAACCGTAGCAGTTGAAAAGCAAGCTCGTAAACAACAGTTGAAAAGTGCGAATACAGGTAGTGCTAGAGGTTCTGGGCAAACTACAAAAAACAAAATTTATCGTAGGGTTGATATTATTAAACTGATGCGAGAAGACCCGGATCGTTATGCTGCTATCTCGGATGAGGTATTTAAAGCATACTCCGAGGGTCGTGTTCGCTAACCTAATCTAAAAGGAAATTTATCATGGCTAATCAAACTTATCCCGGTACAGTTGGCGGGGGTTCTATTGTAAATAAAACTGCTGCCGCTACGTTTATTCCAGAAATCTGGAGTGACGAAGTAATTGCTGCGTACCAAAAGAATTTAAAAATGTCTCCCCTTGTCAAAAAGATCGGTATGAAAGGCAAGAAAGGCGACACCATTCATGTACCCAAGCCCATTCGTGGTGCTGCATCAGCGAAGGTTGCTGATACTGCGGTAACAATTCAAGCTAATGTAGAAACAGAGCTTCAAATTGCAATCGACCGTCACTTTGAATACTCACGTTTCATTGAAGACATCGTAGAAGTACAGGCACTTAACAGCCTCCGTCAGTTCTATACTGAAGATGCTGGTTATCAGTTGGCACTAAAGGTTGATACTGACCTGATGAATGCTGGTACTGGTTTTGGTGATGGCACTCTTGACCTATCTGCTCCTACTGGCGCTGACTGGGTTAACAGTAACAGC